TCAGACAACGGGCGCGCTTTTCCACACCACTTTGCCGAGCACCGAAAAGTCATCGTCGGTGATCAGGAACGGGCGATGCGAAGGGTTGCTCGAACAGGGTTCAAACCGCGCGGGATCGCGGCGGTAGCGTTTGACCGTGGCTTCGCCGCGGCTGTTGGCAAGCAGGTAGACCCCGCCCGGGGCGAGTTCCTTTTGACCCGCATCGACCAGAATCAGACCACCGTCCTCAATCAGCAGATCCATTGAATCGCCGCTGACTTCGATGCCGAAGACACTGCGCCCCGACAATCGACCGGGGACCGGCATGTGGCCGAGCGGCACTTCGACAGCTTCGCGCCAGCGGCCGGCGCCGGCAATGCCGATCACCGGGACCACGCCATAGTCGGGGATGCTGTCGTCCCCACCGTTTTCGAGCAAACGGGCGGTGGCAGGCTCGGCGGGTGGTGGCGGACTGGCAGCGATTGGGGCGTCATCAAGCCCGAGCAGGGCATAGATTGCCACGGCTTCATCGACGGTTACCCTGCGCTTTCCCGCCAGCAGCGCGGAGACCGCGGACTGGCTGGCAAAGCCGAGTTGTTCGGCGAGCAGCGCCTGGCTGATCGCGCGTGCCTTCATTGTCCGGCGCACGAGCATGGCATCGAAAGTACGCATTGCGCGTCCCTTGCAAGAGTGAATTTCAACGGGATATCAGATCGCATTTAATCTGAAAAGAAAATTATATCCATTTTCGGATGGGTTCTGATATCATAATATCCGATTATACGATAATTCCTTTGCATGCAGCCCGAACCCCGAGTCGCCCCCTCCTCCCCCGCTGGCGACCGTGGCGATCAGGCACGGCCCTGGTCCCTGCCGGTGACACAGCCACCGGCCCCGGCTGCATCGCAGGCTGCCGCAGCCCCTTGGCGGCGCTTGCGACCTTTGGCGGTGGGTGCGCCTTTGCGGCGCCCCACCGCCATTTGCCCGATGGCAATACCCCCGTCTGGAGTGTGACATAGCGATGAAAACGGCCAGCGACTGTCTCGACGCGTTCTGGGATGACGATGCCGCCGGCATTCGTGCACCCTTGCCTTTGCCGCCGCATATCGATGCCGACGCGCTCGCCCCGGCAGAGCGGATTGCCTATCAGCTGATCAACCATGCCGCCGAACACGGGCACCCCTGCCCGGTCAATATCGACCTGGAAGTTGCCGCCGGGTTCAATTCGACATCGATGGGCCCAAAACTGGTGCGCAAGCTGGAACGCCGCGGCCTGATCCGGGTCAGCCGTTTTCAGCGGTTTCGTCTGGTCGAAATCGTCGCCACTGGCAAACAAACCGCGCGCCACCCGTCGATGCATGCGGATCGGCCGCTGGTGCGGCGCGGCGCGCGCTCTGCCGCTGCGCTGGGTTTGCCGAGCGACCGCAAGCCCTATGCCGCGCGCTGATCCCGCGAGCGCTGCCGCGCGCCCGAAACCGCGTCAACGCAAGCCGCGGGCCGCTACACCTGGATCGGTCCCGGTCCCGGCCCCGGTCGGCCATGGGCGGGGCGATGCGGCGATGGCAAGGACGCACACCGGCGAGGCGCTTGCCACGCTGGTTGCGATCATGACCAACGGCGATGCCCCGGCCACCGCGCGAGTCAGCGCGGCCAACGCCGTGCTCGATCGCGCCTGGGGCAAGCCGCGCCAGGATTTCGAATTGTCGAGCGCGGGCGATCCGGTGGCCGCGATCCAACGCGCGCGTCAACGCGTGCATCGCCAGCCGCGAACCAGCGAGGCGCAGGCCACCGATGCAGCGATCACCGACGACCATGCATGATGCGGCGCTGGCGGCCGACGTCGACCCGGTGGTGACGCTGGCCGGCGATATCGGTGCATTCACTGCCGATCCGCTTGGCTATGCCTTGTACGCGTTTACCTGGGGCGAAGGCGATCTGGCGGGAATTGCCGGGCCGCGGGGCTGGCAACGAACGGTGATGGCGGAAATCCGCGATCATCTGTCGGATCCGGCAACGCGGTTCGAGCCGTTGCGGATTGCGCGGGCGTCGGGCCATGGCATCGGCAAATCGGCGCTGATCGGCATGCTGGTCAAATGGGCGCTTGATACCTGCCCCGATACGAGGGTGATCGTGACCGCCAACACCGAGGCGCAATTGCGCACCAAGACCGCGCCCGAGCTGGGCAAATGGGCGCGGCTCGCGCTGACCGCGGCGTGGTTTCGCCAGAGTGCGACGGCGATGACATCAACAATGGCCGGGCGCGAGAAATCGTGGCGTTGCGACCTGGTGACATGGAGCGAGAGCAACACCGAGGCGTTTGCCGGGCTGCACAACCAGGGCAAGCGCATCATCCTGGTGTTCGACGAAGCCTCGGGCATCGCGGACAAAGTGTGGGAAGTGGCGCTGGGCGCGCTGACCGACGCGGACACCGAGATCATCTGGCTGGCATTTGGCAACCCGACCCATGCCACTGGTGCGTTTCACGAATGTTTTGGTCGGCATCGCGCGCTGTGGCGCAGTGCACAGATCGACGCGCGCGATGTCGAAGGCACCAATAAGAGCTATCTCGATGAACTGGTGCGCACGTTTGGCGAAGATTCGGATATTGCCCGGGTCCGCGTGCGGGGGCGGTTTCCGTCTGCCAACGCGATGCAGTTCATCAGCCAGCGCGAAATCGAAACCGCACAGGCGCGCGCTATTCCCGTGCTGGCGGGCGGCGAACCGGTTATATTCGGCGTCGACTGCGCGCGCTATGGCGACGATGAAAGCGTGCTGGCGATCCGTTGTGGCAGCGATGCAAGGTCGCGGCCGTGGCAGGCCTGGCGCGGCGCCGATGCGATGTCGCTGGCCGGCGATATCGCGCTGGCGACGCAAAGATGGCAGCCCGATGCGATCATGGTGGATGCCGGCAATATCGGCGCGGCAATTGTCGACCGTTTGCGCCAGCTGGTTGGCGATGTACCGGTGATCGAAGTGTGGTTTGGCGGCGAAGGCCGCGATGCCGAACTGGAACCGGGCGTTGCAGTGCACACCGCCAACAAGCGCGCCGAAATCTGGACGCGGATGCGGGCATGGCTCCGGCGCGGCGCGATCCCCGACGGCCCGCGGCTGCGCGATGATCTGGCCGGGCCGACGTATGGCTTTGCCGCAGACGACACGCGCGTGCGGCTTGAGCGCAAGGCCGACATGAAAAAGCGCGGGCTCCCGAGTCCCGATTGGGCTGATGCGCTGGCCTGCACGTTTGCCGAAGTCGTGCTGCCGCGCCGGATGCCCAATTGGCTCGATCCCGAGCGGGTTGCCGCGTTGCGCGACGACGACCGTTATACCGAGCTGGATTAGATCCGGCGCGATCCAAACCTGATCGCAGCCGGTTTAAGCCAGGATCATCAACCACAGGAGCCGACCATGTGCAGCACTCCGACGATCCCGGCTGTCCCGGTTCGCCAGCCGACGCAATTGCCCGACCAGGGCGCGGTGCCCGGCTCGGTTGATCCCGAAGCATGGCAGCGCACGGTGCTGGCCGGGATGGTGACGGGGCCGCAAGGCGTGCTCGGATCGCCGACCGTTTCCAATCCCACGCTGGGTTGAGGGGCGCTGCGCGGATGAGCGATACCACCACTTTGCGCAGCCACTGCGAACAGCGGCTGGCGCTGATGAAAAACGTGCGGACCGATTATGAGGCCGAGGCCGAACAGATCGCCCGGTTTGCCCAACCGGCACGATCGCGGTTTCTACGCGGCAGCAAGGACCAGAACGGCGGACGGCGCCGGATGTGGAACCGGACTTTGTTCGATCCGCACGGGATCGAAGCGTTTCGCACGCTGACCAACGGCATGACCAGCGGATTGTCGAGTGCATCGCGGCCGTGGTTCACACTCAAGCTGGCCGATGACGCGCTGATGGAAGCAAACGGCGTGCGGCCCTGGTTGTCGGACGTCGAGCGGCGGCTCTATGCGTTTTTTGCCGCGACCAATTTCTATGCTGCGGCCAAATCGGGCTATGGCGAGATGGGGCTGTTCGGCACCGAAGCCTGCGTGATGGTCGAACATCCGACCGCAGGGGCGGTGTGCCATGCGCTGACGTTCGGCGAATACTGGATCGGCCTGTCCGACGCGCTGGTGCCCGACACGCTTTACCGGGTCTGCCCGATGAGCGTGAAGCAGGCGGTGGATACGTTTGGCGATGCCTGTTCGCAAGTGATCCGGTCGCTCTATGACCGCAGCCAGTACGAAGCGGCGGTCGAGATCTACCACGCGATCGAGCCCGACCCCGATTACAACCCGATGCAATTCGGGGCCAAGCCGTGGCGTTCGGTCTATTGGGATCCGGCCGATCGGTCGGACACGCTGCTGCGCCTGTCGGGCTATAACGAGCAGCCGTTCTGGGCGCCGCGCTGGGATGTCGTCGGCGGTGACACATATGGCGTTTCGCCGGGGATGGAGGCGCTGCCGGCGCTGCGCGAATTGCAGATGCAGGCCAAACGCCGCAACGAAGCGATCGACCAGATGGTCAAGCCGGAAAAGATCGCACCGCCCAATGTGCGGCTGACCGGCGAACCCGGGCGGGTGGTCGCCGCAGCCGGCGTCGATCGCGACCAGATTTTCATCCCTTATCCAATGCCGTACCAGGCGGTGGCGGCGATCGGCGAGGAAATGGACAAGTGCCGCGGGCAGATCGATTCGCTGGCGTTTGCCGATCTGTTCAACGCGATCACCAACATGGCCGGCATCCAGCCGCGCACGGTCGAGGAAATCGCCGCGCGCAACGAGGAAAAGCTGACCCAGCTGGGCCCGGTGATCGAACGCGTCGCCAATGAAAAGCTGCAAGTGGCGATCGAGCGCGCGTTCGGTATCCTGCAGCGCGGGGGCATGCTGCCGCCGGTTCCGGCGGCGCTGTCGGACAAGCCGCTCAATGTCGAATTCGTGTCGATCCTGCAGCAGATGCAGCGGATGGTCGGGCTCGGGCAGATCGAGCGCGTGGTCGGGTTTGTCGGCAATCTGGCCGCGGTCCATCCCGACGCGCTCGACATGATCGACTTTGACGAAGCGGTCGATGAATACAGCTATCGCGCCGGCGCGCCGGCCCGCCTGATCCGCCCCGAACGCCAGGTTGCCGCGTTGCGCAAGGCGCGCGCCGCACAGGCGGCAACCGCGCAGGCGCTGGCGGCGATGCCGGCGATGAAAGCCGGGGCCGATGCCGCGCGGCTGCTGGCCGCAACCGACCTGGGCAATGGCGACAGCCTGTTGGCGCGGCTGATCCCGCCGGCCTGACTTGCGCAGTGCGCAGCGTCGCTTTTTTGGACAATGCCATGTCGTTCGACGCCAAAGATGCCGAGTTTTTGCTGACCCGGCCGGAGTTTCGCAGGTTCGTGTTTGCCGCGATCCAAAGCGCCGGAATTCTGGGGCAGACAGTATCTGCGAGCACGGCTCCGGCGCGCGATCTGGGGCATATCGAAGGGCGCCGAGCGCTCGGATTTGACCTGTTGATGATGGTTCATGCCGGCCAGAGCGAAGCCGTGCGCAGCACTGATCCCGACGGGATCACGACGCTTGGCCTGTGTCTGACCGAGGCACTCAATTGCAAGGAAAGCCCCCGTGACGCAAGACGTACCCGCGACAGCGCCCGCTACGACGAGCTCCCCCTCGGTACCTGAGACGGCGGCGCCGGTTCAGACCGAGGCACCGGCCGCTGCGCCAGGCGCGCCGATCGCACCGGCCCCGAGCGTGCCGGCACCGGCCAGTTTCACGCCGGAACGCTATGATCTGGCGCTCGAAGGGTTCACGATCGATCCTGCGCTGGTGCAGAATGCCGATCCGGTGCTGCGCGATATCGGATTGAGCAACGATGCGGCCAACAAGCTGTTGCCGGTGGCGCGCGACATCATGGCGCGCACGCAGGAAAGCCTGGTGCGCCAGATCGCCGACGCGGCGGCAGCGCAGAAAAAGACATGGCACGAGGCGTTTGTCGCCGATCCCGAAATCGGCGGCGCGCGGCGCAGCGAAACCGAACATTTCGCCGCCAAGGCGCTCGACGCGCTAGGTTATGCGCAAGGCCATCCGTTCCGCCAGGCGCTGAACGACAGCGGGTTCGGCAACCACCCCGACATGATCCGCGCGTTTCGCCGGCTGGGCGAGCTGGTCGGCGAAGACGGCGGGTTCGTACGCCCGACGACCGCCAGCAGCCGCAACCGGCCGGTGTGGGAACGGCTCTACCCCAACGAAGCACGCTGAACTGCGCGCCGGTACCGACGCGGTACCGGGGCCACGAGGAGCGCATGATGCCGGCCGCATCGCGCCCGCAATCCCCATCGCCGGCATCATCCGTGCCCCGCGCGTAACGCGGGATTTCCCTAAGGAGACCACCAAATGGCCATTCTTGGCAGTTCATACTGGAATCTGATCGACGTTCTGAAGTCCAGCAGCGACGGCATCGGCGATGTGGTCGAAGCGCTGACCCAGCTCACGCCGTTCATGAAAGACGCCAACGTCGTGTCGTGCAACAGCGGCACCGAACACCGCTCGTCGATCCGCACCGGCCTGCCGTCGGTGTCGTGGGGCGCGCTGTATCAGGGGATCGCGCAATCGAAAGGCAATTACACCGAAGTCAAGGACACCACCGGGTTTGTCGAAGGCCTGTCGAGCGTCGACGAGCGCCTGCTCAACCTGAAGCCGGCGGAATCCGCCAAGCTGCGGCTGGTCGAAGGCCAGGGCTTTCTCGAAGCCATTGCACAGACCGTCGAAAGCGCGATCTGGTATTCGAACGTCATGGTCAACGGCAAGCAGTTCCATGGCCTGGGGCCGCGGTTCAATTCGCAGCTCAATCCCAACGTGATCAATGGCGGGGCGACCGGATCGAACAACACCTCGATCTGGTTTGTCACGCACGGTGACATGCAGACCTCGGCGATCGTGCCCGACACTATCCCCGGCGGCATCCAGCGCGAGGACATGGGTCGTCAGCGTGTGCACGATGCCAATGGCAACCCGTTCTACGTCAAGGAAGAAAAGTTCACCCAGCATGTCGGGCTGTGCGTCAAGGACTGGCGTTACAACGCGCGCATCGCCAATATCGACGTGCCCAGCGTCATCGCCGGTTCGGTTGCGCTCAACCCGCTGATGCGTCATGCCTATTACAAGCTGCAGGGCCGCCGTTCGTACCGGCTCGAGGCAGAAGGGCAGATCAGCCCGGGTCGCACCGTGATCTACATGAACCGGACGCTGCTCGAAGCGCTGGACGCCGAAGGCACCAACGGCCGTTCGGGTATCGACAACTTCGTTCGCCTGACCCCGATGGAAATCCAGGGCGAGGAAGTGATGACCTGGCGCGGCATGCCGATCCGCGAAACCGACGCCCTGCTGAGCACGGAAACGCTGGTTTCCTAATCGCCGCGTTGCGAACCAAGCGGTTTGCGACGTGTCCCCGGCGACCAGCGCACTGGTCCCGACTGTCCGGCCGACCGGGTCAGGCCAAACCCCCTGCCCGACCCTGTCGCCCGGTAACCAAGGATATTCCTTCATGATCATCGATACTTCGCTTGTGTTCAGCAACCAGCAGGCGGTGACCACTTCGGCGCCGTCGACCAACGCCATCGATCTGGGCGCCACCGGCACGCCGTTTGCCGCCACGATTCCGCTTGTCCGCGACATCGGTGATGGCCATCCGACCGAGATTTCGGTCTCGGTCGCGCAGACCTTTACCGGGCTTACCTCGTTGCAGATCTCGGTCCAGACGTCGCCCGACAGCGTCAACTGGACGACGGTCGATATCGGCAATGTCGTTCCGGCTGCATCGCTGGTGGCCGGCTATCTGTTCAAGGTGCCCAAGATCGTCCAGGAGGCAAGCAGCCGCTATCTGCAGCTCTATTACACCGTGAACGGCACTGCGACCGCAGGCGCGATCAACGCGTCGATTGTCGCCAACCGCCAGAGCAACATCAACTGCGGTGGTGTCTGATGCCGAGCTATCGCGCGCGCGAGCCGATCTATCTCAACTGCGAAGGCCGGTTGATCGAGGCAGGTGAAGTCTTCACCAGCCACGACACACCGGGACTGGCGTGGATCGCGCTGGATAGCGAGCCGCCGGTGGCGACCACATCATCGCCAGCGCCGCGCAAGCCGGCCAGCGCCGACAGATAATCCCGGCCTGACGGTGGTGCGGGGCGTCGAGGCAAGCTCGATACCCCGCACCAACCCGATCGCGCCCCACCCGGCGCCAGGACGCAGGGATAATTTCACAGGATAATCCGGCATGGCAACGCTCGATGACATCTGCAACATGGCGCTGGCGGAAATCGCCGCGGGCCCGATCACCGATGTGACCGACAATTCGATCGAAGCGCGCGAGGTCAGCCGGTTTGCCGCCCCGTTGCTGAGCGAAGTTTCGCTGTGGTCGGACTGGAGCTGGGCGGTTGCGCGCGCGGTGCTGACCGCTGTCAGCAACGACCGTCCAGCGGAATGGACGCAGGCCTATGCCGTGCCCGCCAATTGTGCGCGGCCGATTGCTATCCGCCGGATGCAGGATGACGCCTGGCTGCTGCCGCAGGGCGGGCCCTATCCGTTTCCGGTGCAGGATGCGGTGCCGCTGGCGTTTCTGCACGAAGGCGGCCTGATCTATACCAACGTGTGCAACGCGACGCTGGTCTATGTCGCGGTGCTGACCGATCCGACAGTCCTGCCACCGCTGGTCCAGCGTGCATTTGCGCTCGAACTGGCGGCGCGGGTTGCCGTGCCGATCCGCAAGGACACCGGGCTGGCCCGCGAGCTTGGCCAGTCGGCCGAACTCGCCCGCGCCAGAGCGATTGCCGAAGATTACAACCAGCGGGTCAGGCGGCCGGCAAGCTACGTCAGCGAGGCCGCGTTTGCCCGGTGCGGCATCGGGAGCGAACTGTGACGACGCGCATTCCCCAGGTCAATTTCAGCAAAGGCGAACTTGGCCCACAGCTCTATGGCCGGTTCGACGTCGATGCCTGGCAATCCGCGCTGCGCAAGGCGCGCAACGTCATCGTGATGAAATATGGCGGCGTGACCAAGCGTCCGGGCACGCGGCTGGTCGGGCAAGTCATCAATTCGGCCGAGCCGACGATACTCGTTCCGTTCCAGTTTTCGCTGACCCAGACATATGCGCTGGAAATGGGCCAGGGCTATATGGCGCCTTGCGCGCTGGGCGGGCGGATTCTGGAAAACGAGCAACCGATCACCGCGATCTCCAATGCCGTCGCTGCGCAGCTGACGATCGCCTATCACGGGTTTTCGGTCGGCGACCTGATCTATATCGACGGGGTCGCGGGGGGCATGGGCATCGTGCTCAATTTCCGCAGCTGGACAGTGGCCAGCGTGATCGACGCGAACTCGATCACGATCAACGCCAACACCACGGCCTGTCCGGCATTTGCGGGTTGCACCGGCGGTACGGCCAACACGGCGCCGCCGGTGGTGGTCCCGCCGCCGACAGTCCCCCCACCTGCCGCAGCACCGACACCGCCGCCGATAACCTATGGCGGCGGCATCGGCGGCCACAGTGTGGAGAAATGATCCCATGGGAGCATCGCGCGTATTCAAGGCCGGTTCGCCGTATAACGGCAGTGATTTGGCCGATATCGATTACGAACAGACCGCCGACACGCTCTATCTGGCGCATCTTAACTATCCGCCGACCAAGCTGGTGCGCGCGGGCAACGCCAACTGGTCGTTTGAAACGGTCCAGTTCGTGCCTACGATCGCGCCGCCCGCCACTTGCAGTGTGGTGGCGACGATCGCCGATACGGACTCGGCCAACAACGGGCTGAACTATTTCCCCGAAGCCGCGACTTATTGCGTGACCGCGGTGAACGACAACACCACCGAGGAAAGCGTCGGGTCGCTGACGGTGAGTGCGTACAATGATCTGACGCTGAAGCGGAATTACAACACGCTGAGCTGGACCGCTGTCACAGGCGCGACGCGGTACAACGTCTACAAGGCCGACAACACGCAGTTCTACGGCTATATCGGCACGACCAGAGCGGCGACGTTTATCGACGACAACATCGGTCCGGCCTATGACAAGGCGCCACCGCTGGCCAACAATCCGTTTGCCGGCGCGGGCAATTATCCTTCGACCGTGACGCTGTTCCAGCAGCGTTCGATCTGGGGCCGATCGACCAATGTGCCGCACGGCATCTGGACGTCGAAATCGGCGCTGATTGAAAACCTGGACTATTCGACCCCGTTGCGCGCGGATGACGCGATGAGCTTTGCGATCATGGCCGGACGAGTCAATTCGGTGAACCAGTTGACATCGACCACCACGCTGCTGGCGCTGACCAGCGACAGCGTCTTCAAGATCGATGGCGACGGCAATGGCACGCCGCTTGACGGATCGAGCCCGCCGGTCATCCAGCGCGAAGTCGGCCGGGGATCGTCGCGACTACCACCGCTGGTGGTCGACAATGTGGTGTTCTATGTGCCCTCGATCGGGTCATCGATCCGCAGCCTGGGCTATGATTTTTCGATCAACGGCCTGCGTGCGAACGACATCACGATCTATTCGCCCCATTTCTTCCTGGGCCAGACGATCGTGTCGTGGTGTTACAGCGAGGAACCGCGATCGCTGATCTGGGCGGTGCGCGACGACGGCAACCTGCTGTGTTTTACCTGGGAGCAGGAGCAGAATGTCTGGGGCTGGACGCTGTGCGAGACCGACGGCAATGTCCAGTCAGTCTGTTCGATCACCGAGGATGGCGAAGACCGGGTCTATCTGATCGTCGAGCGGACGATCGCCGGACAGACTTGCTGTTTTGTCGAACGCATGGTGTCGCAATTGTGGGACACGCTGGCAGATTGCTGTTTTCTCGATTGCGCGATTTCGGCCAGTTTCACCACGCCGCAGGCAACGTTTACCGGGCTGTGGCATCTCGAAGGCGCGACCAATGTCGCGGGGCTGGTTGACGGCGTGCCGGTCACCGGGCTGACCGTGACCAACGGCACGATTACGTTGCCCGCATCGATCGGCACCGGGTCGGTCGTGTCGTTTGGCCTGCCTTACGCAGTTGATGTCGAAACTTTGCCGTTGCGCACCACTGTTCCGGGCGAAGGGTCCAATATCGGCAAGATCCAGAACCCGGCACGGGCAGTGCTGACGCTGAGCGAGACCGGCGCGGTCAACGCGGGCATCGGCAGTCAGGACCTGTTTCCGGTCCAGCCGCGCATGACCGATCCGGCGAACGCCTTGTTTGACGGCACGTATCTGGTGTCGATGGACAACAAGGTGCGCGACGAATGTACGGTGTGGATCAACCAGACCGCACCGATGCCGTTTACCCTGCTGGGCGTTGCCATCGATCCGGTGATCGGTGGGTGACGGCGCCGGTAATGGCGATGTTACCGCGGCTGGTCGACGGGGCGATCGAGCATGTGCCCGGTCTGGCGCAACGGCTGCGGACCATCGACCGGATCGAATGCCGGGCGATGGGGCACACGCCTGAACAGGCGCTGCGCCATGGGCTGGCGACGAGTGCGCGGACCTGGACCGCACTGATCGGCGACGAGCCGCATGCAATGTTCGGCGTTGTCGTCGCAGCCGGTGCCGGTGACGATAGCAACGTGTTGGGCATTCCGTGGTTTCTGGGCAGCGATCTGGTGCCGCGCCATGCCCGCCAGCTGATCGCGCAGGGGCCGGCAATTCTGGCCGACATGCATCGGCACGCCGATCGCCTGTGCAATTTCGTGTCCTCGGACAACCGGCAGGCGATCCGCCTGCTCGAACACTGGGGATTTACCGTGGAACACGAGCATGTCGTCTTGCGCGCGGTCGCGTTTCGGCGGTTCATCCGGGAGATCAAATGATGTGTGCGCCCGTCGTTCCCCTTATTGCCGGCGCGATTGGCACCGGTATCAGCATGGCCGCATCGATGAGCCAGGCCAGAGCCCAGGCCGAGGCGGCCAACGCGAACGCTGCTGCTGAAAGCAATGCAGCGCAGATCGGCCAGCAAAACATGCGCCAGGCCGCGCTGCAGCAGTATCAGCAGATGGGACAGGTCAGCGGTCAACAGAACCTGTTGGCGGCAGCGAGCGGCGATGCCACCGGCTATGGCACGGCGGCCAATGCGCTGAAGGATACCCAGATTCTGGGACAGGAAAATCTGTCGCGCATCTATACCCAGGGCAACCAGAACCTGATGGGATCCGACATCGGGGTCGCCAACGACCTCGCCCAGGCATCGGCCGCCAACAGCCGGGGCACGGCAGCATTGGTCGGCGGTCTGTTCAATCTGGGTACCGGGCTGTTTGGCGGCATGTCCGGAAGCGGGCAATCGGGCGGCCTGTCCTCGATCGGCGGGGATTCGTCGGTGACTGCGCTGGGCAATGCCAGCCAATATGCTCCGTTTCGTACGGGGATGGGGCTGTGATGCGCGCGCCCCGGTTTATCCCGACATTCATTCCTGTCGAGGCCTACAAGGCGCGGTTCAACGCCCCTGACGGGCCCAACCTTGCCGCCACGATCGGCCGGGCGCTGATCGCCGGCGGTGCGGATCTTGGCCGGTTTGGCAGTCTGCGCTCGGCGATCCAGGCGCTGGGCGACGATACCGCCGGACGCGCCCGCGCGCTGCAGGACGGCGCCGCCTTGGCGCATCTCGTCGACGTCCATGGCAGCCTGCAAGGCGGTGCGGCCGTCGCCGCGCAGCCACAGGCGCTGGACGAACTGGACCGGATCAAGGCCGAAGGACAAGCCACATTGGGCAGTCCGGGGATGATCGCGGCCTATGATCAGCAGATTGGTCCGGCGATCGACGACGCCGCTGGCCGGATTACCGACCACGCCTTAAAGCAAATGACAGTCGAGCGGCAGGCCGTCGCCGACCAGACGATCCAGGCCGCCCAACAAGCGGCGGCAGCGGATTGGCAGGATCCCGCGCGGTTTGTCCAAGGGCTCGGGACGGTTCAGGCGCTTGCCGCCGGACAGGCCGGGCCCGACGCGAGCGATGAAGATCGTGCCGGGGCGGCGCGGACCGCAGTTGGCGGTGCCGTGGCCAAAGCCGTCGGGCGGGCGCTCGCCGCCGGCGAACCCGAATTTGCCGCGCATATCGTGGGCGGCTGGGGCGACACGCTGTCGCCGGCCGCCTATCAGCTGGCCATGGCGCGACTTGGCCGGGCCGCGCAGAATGGGCATATGGCTTCGGTCTTTGCCACCGCGGCCGGTGGCAATCGATCTGCCGAAGCTGTCGATGCCCTGCCGGCAACAGCCTTGCCGGATACCGTGGCGATCGCTGCCCCGGTGGGGGCGGCGGTTCACCCGATCGCGGGCGGTGTGGTGACTGCGCAGGGCGGCGCGCCCGACAACGCGTCGGTGCAGGTTGTGCACCCCGATGGCAGCAGCACGACTTATGGCGGTCTTGGCCTTGCCGCCGTCGCGCCAGGCCAGCTGGTGGTACCGGCGCATGTGATCGGCAGCGCCGGCCCGATGGTGACACTGGCAGCAACCGCACCCACCGGCGACACCATCGACGCCGATACCTTGCTGCGCAATGCGGGCGGGGCCGGGGCGTTGATTGGCGGGATGAACACACCACGGGTCTGGGACCAGCAGACGATCCTGGATCGCATTGCCGGGCGTCAGGATCTTGCGCCCGACGATCGGGCGTTTGCCGCCAGTCTGGCGCAGCGGCGTATGAATCAGGACACGGCACAGCAGGCATCGAGCGACCTCGCCGCGGGACGCAGCGTTGTTTCGCTAGCAGCTGCAGCGCCGGGGAGCCTGGGCCAGGCCGCCGATCTGCCGCCCGATCTTGCCGCACAACTGACGCCGGACACGCTTGCCCAAGTCGACGGCGCATTGCGCGGCGCAGCACAGGCGCCCACTGTCGCGAAAACCGACAGTCCGGACTCGCTCCGCCTCGAACTGATGCAACGTCAGGACCCCGGTCAATTTGTTCAGACCAATCTGGCGCCGTTTATCGGATCGATCCATCCGGCGGAGCTGGCGCAACTGGCCACAAACCAGGCCGGCATGGCGGCAGGGCAAGCGCCGGACCGCGGACAGGACTTTCGATCGGCCGTCCTCGACGGGCTGGCTCGCCACGAATTCATTGGCGGAACGAACCTGCCCGATCAAGCCCTGCCCGCGATCAAGGGCCAGGCCGAAACGCTGTTGCGGCTCAACCAGACGGACATGACCGACCGGCCGGCAATAGACGGCATGGTATCGGATGCGATCCAAAGCCTGGTGCCCCCGGCCTAGACAATCACGCTCAGTTTGCGTCGCGCTGCGACGACCCCGTTCACCAGACCGCCCGCAACAGCCCCGATCCGCAGCGGATCGGGCGCAAGGAGTGACGCATGGCCGATATTCTGACCCCTGCCCTCCTTCCGGGCCTGACCGGTGATGTCGTCGAAAAGCGCCTGATCGACATGGGCGATGGCACGTTTGCGGAATTGACCGTGACGACGCTCGCGGCGAGCACCAACACGGTGGGCACGGTCAACCTTGGCTCGCTCGGCGGTGCCGCCACATCGGCCAACCAGGCGATTGGCAACGCGGCGCTGGCAACGATTTCCGCGCCGTTTGTCGCTGCGACATCGACACCATTGACCGCAACGATCAACAACACCACGGCGCACGTGCTCGGCTCGTTCGCGCCTCAGCTATCGCGGCAGATCTGGTTGACGATCAATGCAACGGTTGCCGCATCGGGCACGGCGCAGCTGCTGCGATCGAACGACGGGGGGACGACTAAAATCGGCATAACGCTGGGTGGCAGCGTGGCGGCGTCGTACCAATTTTCGGCAGTGACCGGGGCGATCGTCAACGAGGCGATCCTGACCGAAACCGATGCCACCGCGACGTATTACCTGGCGATCACGCTCACCGCCGGAACCGTCACCGTGCGCGTGGCGCAGTGAGCGGTTGATGGCCGATCCAACCACCAACAGCGAACTGCATCGCGATCTGGGCCGCGTCGAAGGGAGCCTGGACGCGATGGAAAAGCGCTTCGACCGCGTCGAGGAAACGCTTGAGCGGATCGACGATCGGCTGGCGCGCATCGAGGCCAGCGAAAACGAGCGCAAGGGCGCGTGGTGGGCCATCGTCACGATCGCTGCGATCATCGGCGCCTTTGCCGGCACGATCATCAGCCATTTCTGGAAGTGACGATGGCGCACACATTCACCGATGCGCTGAGCGTGGTGCTGCGCGAAGAAGGCGGTTTTGTGGATGACGCGCGCGATCCGGGAGGTGCAACAAATCTGGGTGTGACAGCGCGGACCTGGCATTCATGGAGCGGGCAACCGGCGACCAATGCCGTCATGAAGGCGCTGACCGCGGGGAAAGTGTCACCGCTGTACAAGGGCTGGTTCTGGGACAAGATCGCCGGCGACAGCCTGCCAATCGGGCTCGCGCTCGCGGTATTCGACTTTGCCGTCAACGCCGGGCCCGGCACCGCAATCAGGATGTTGCAGGGCATTGTCGGCGCGCCCGGCGACGGACGACCCGGCCCGACCACTCTGGCGGCAGTGCAGACTTATGCAACGCGGATCGGCCTTGCCAAGCTGATTGGCCGGTTCAGCGATGCGCGGCGCGACCATTACCGCGCACTGCATACGTTTCCCGTGTTCGGCCGAGGATGGCTGGCGCGCGTTGATCGTATCGAACAGGAGGCGCTGACATGGACTGGCTGAAACAGGCGCTGACCGGTGCCGATAATCAGACCGTCGCGATCGGGCGACTGATCGGTTTTTCGATCGCCCTGGTCCTGCTGATCGGGCTGCCGGTGACGGCTGCGGCAACGATCATTCTGGGCATGGTGAACGTCGATACCTGGGCCGCGCTGATGACCGCTCTGCAAATCTATGTCCCGCTGCTGATTGGCGCTGTCGGTGGCCTGATCTGGGGCACCAACGGCACCGAGCCACGCCCGCGTCCGGGCGGCGCCAGCGAAACGCCACCGCAGCCATGACCATTCCAGCGCCCGAGCGGCGCTTTGCCCCGGAGACATCGGCATGAAATCCACCCTCCTGATGTCAGCGCTGTGCGCGCTGACATTCTGCATGGCCGCACCTGCAGTCGGTCAGACTGCCGCCCCGACGTATCTCAAGGGCGGGCAGGTCACGACCGCCAATGGCATTCTGGTCATCGACAAGTCGGGCAATCCGCTGGGTACGTCGACCAACCCGCTCGATGTTGCGGTGATCGGCGGGGTCGCGATCAGCGGGACTGTCAATGTTGCCTGCATCAGCGGCTGCTCTGGCGGCAGCGGGGCAGTCGGCGCGGTGACCATCACCGGAACGGTTCCGTTGCCGACTGGTGCCGCTCTGGAAAGCGGAGGCAACCTTGCCGCCATTCTGACCACGCTTAATTCCCAGCTCACCACGCTCAATTCGCAGCTGGCCGCGCTGTCCACGATCAGCGGCGCGGTCAACAACCCGATCGCCGCGCAGACCGGCAACGGCGTGCTGATCGGCGCGGTTCAGGGCACGGAAACGGCCGGCGTCGGCGCGACGATTAGCAAAGTCGGTATCCAGGGCTGCGCGACATGTGTACCGGTGCCCGTCACGGGATCGAGCGCAGCGTTGCTGGGCACAGCCAACGGCTGGACAGCGTTCCTCGCCAGCGCGCTGGGCACCACAGTCAAAGCGGTCAAAGCATCTGCGGGCCAGCTCGGCATGCTGCAGTGCTACAACCCCAACTCGGCACAAGTCTATGTCCAGGTGTTCAACCTCGCATCGGGTTCGGTGACGTTGGGGACGACAACACCTGCGCTGTTTGTCGCTATCGCGCCGCTATCGACCGGCGGCTATGCGCTTTCCAATCCGGGCATCAATTTTTCGACCGCGATTTCCATCGCCGCGACAACCACGCCAACCGGATCGACTGCGCCAACCACCGCGCCCGATTGCGACGGGGTTTACAACTGATGCGCCGCGTTCTTGCCCTTTTGGCGTTTGGTCCCGGATGGCTGTGTGCGACTGCGACTGCGGCTGCCACCGTGATCAAGACGCTTGTCGGCAGCGCGATCTGCGCGACGGCGGCGACCAGTTGCTCGGGCACGTTCAGCACGGCGGTTGCCGCCGGGTCGTTTGTCGAAATCGAGGTCACGGTCGACGGCCAAGCACAGTCATTTGTATTTTCAATCACGGACAGCGCAGGCAACAGCTATGCCGGGCCAGGTTCGGGCGGAAAGACCACCCTGATCTCGTCGAACAACGGCTCGATCATCGTCGGGTACGCCGCAGCGACGACAACCGCGTTGACCACGAGCAGCACGTTTACCGTTTCGAACCCGAGCAATTCGTTTCCCTATGTCATGCAAGCTTATGTGATTGCAGGCGTTTCCGGGCTGGGGGGGGTGGGTGCGGCCGTCACCGGCACATGGACCAGTGGCACGCCAATCACGTTTGCCACCACGCCGACGCTCAACCATTCATCCGAGTATGCGGATGCGGTGGTGGCCCTTGCCGTGGGTGGGGTCACGGACAGCATGGGCAGCTATTCGGGGGGATTTTCCGCCGTCGGGTCGGTTGTGAGCGCCAATGTCAACCGGCCCGAAATGTTCATTTCCGGCCAGACCGTGACCAGCGGCACCGCCACGCTGGTCGCCACGCCGATGAGTTCGGCATCGCGCAATTACAGTTCGATCATCTTGTACTGGTTGCCGACCGGTGCGGCCAAAGTCGGATGCGGCGGCAGTGGCGGTTGCAGCGGATTGCTGGGGATATGACAATGCTCTGGATTCGCTTTTTCGTCTTAGTGACAATGATTTGTGCACCTCTTGCGGCCCATGCCGCGGATGCGTCAACCAATCTCGATGACATTGCGGGTGCGCAGTTCTATGGCGCGATACCGGGACTTCACACCGGCGCCGGGTGCCCCAACGAGGCCACTTACAACGATGGCTGTTACAACGGTGGTTCGATCCAGAACCGGCAATTTTTCACCGGTTATGCCGAACAGTCGGTTGGCGTGGCGTTCGCGGCGGGCGTCTATGAAGGCACGCTCGGCAACAGTTCCGCGCTCAGTCTGCAACCGACAATCTATCCCTCCCGTCCGCCGTGGCAGGTTGCTGGCGTCGATTATGGCGTGGGCATGCCGCGTTCGACAATGCCGACGCTGACCAACACACACCCGGCCTGGCTCAAAGATCCGGCGCTGATCGGCACCGACAAGCTGGTCAATCCCAAAGGCCAGAGCGAGAACTGCACGTTCTATTCCACCAATGCGGCCTATCCAGGCGGCGTGATGCCGGGCACCAGCACGCAGCCGACGCCATCGGCGTATAGCGGACCGTTCATTTATTGCCGCAACCAGAACGGGGGGTCTGCGACACCGCTTGTCTTTGATGGCTACAACTTCGGCTGGAACTCGGTGACGGGCTGGAACTGCGTTACGGTCATCATCGGCGGTGCGGCATGGGGC